TGGCGTTAATGCAACTTGTTGCGTGCTTTTCTAAATTAATTTGAACTATGTCAATTTTCAATTGTCTAATTCCTAGAAGGATTTTAGAAATGAATACAGATAATAGATATTTAGATAAGTTAATTAGTATAGATAATTATATAGGTAGAGTAGTTAGAGAAGATTGGTTAGAGGAAGAATATCTAGCTATAACTTTAGACACTTTAGATGGGGACTATGTACTGATTCCCTGTTACTCCTCAGAAATTACGATACAGGAGATACAGTAGTGATACAATTCCTACCTCTTATAGGTGCTGTACTAGATAAAGTCATTCCTGATACGAATGAAAGGGAAAAGGCTAAAGAGAACCTGTCTAAGATGGCACTCACCCAAGAAGGTGATGAGCTTAATGGCAGGTTTAGTGTAATAGCTGCTGAAGCTAATTCCGAGCACTGGCTTGTTGCCGCATGGCGTCCTATAACGATGCTGGTCTTTGTTTTTATTATAGCGAATAACTATATACTCTCTCCTTATATCTCCCTCTTCTTTGATGTCTCAGTAACACTAGAACTACCACCTGATCTTTGGGATCTACTTAAAATAGGTCTAGGGGGTTATGTTGTTGGTAGAAGTGCTGAGAAGGCAATTAAGTTAAACAAGGCGAATAAGTGAGTAGAATACCTGACAGAGGTAGATCCTCTAAGGCGAGGGAACGTAAGGTTGACCGTAGGTTCGCTAATTTAGGTGATGAGGTAGCTGGCCTAGAAACTTTCTTTGAAAGATCGCACTCCTCAGAAGTGGATGGTTTAGATTCAGAAATACAGGGAAAGCTTGATGAGATGGAGTTCGAGAGGGGGATTAGTCGAACAACAGAGGCTGTTAGCTCAGACCCTGTCACAGATCCCACAGAAGTTGTTATGTTCAACAACTCCAGCTATAGCTCTACTATTGGTGCGAGCCAAGCATTAGACGGAACTAAGGTGTTGCTGTTAGACCCCACAGCTGTAGTGGGAGATGGAAGCTCCAACATTACAGCAATCGGAGCAGGGGAAATAACCCTACAGCCCGGAATATATACTATCTCGGTTAATTTCTTTTTTGGATCTACGGGTACAGCTCACAATTGTGTAGCTATGCAATTAGGGATAGGTGGAGTAGGAACAGGGCCTGTAGGGGCTTCTGGGTATATATCCCGAGCTGGTGGACATGCCAATTCCTCCCTACACTTAGTAGAGTATGCTATAGAAGTCCCTAATACCACTTCCAGAACAATTGAAATATGGTTTGGTAATCTGTCAACAGTTACGGCAGGTACAGTGACATCAGCAGCAGGGGACAGCACAGTCACTATTAAACGTCACGCTGATATATCATAACGAATAGTAGGTAACATGGCAATAGAATACATTAAGGCAAGTTCAGATTCCATAGACACTCTTACCACAGAAGCTGTGGATGTCTATACGGTGCCTGCCAATAAGAAGGCAGTTATACTAGCCGCATTGGCGGGCAACAGTGAAGCAACAGCTCAGACAATTAACTCCGTGGCAATAGACGGTTTATTGTTCGCTAACAACTTTTTCCTCACAGATTACAGCATACCCCCTGAAGGGAAAGCACTCCCTATCTTAGAAGGTATGTTGTTAGATGCAGGAGAGATATTACAGATCAGTGCGACAGGGGGTTTCCTCTCTGTACGTTTTACAATTAAATTGATTAATGCGTAATGAAAGCCTTACTACTAAGCTTAGCATTAACACTTACAGCATGTGGAGAAGACGTGGCTAGATTTAAGAATACAGGTGCATCAACAACTATTTCTGGAGTTGATGGCAAGTTTAGTGAGGTGGAAAGCACCCAAGCTGAGCTGTTATCCCGTAAGGATGACGCAGCCAACCAAATGGAAACAAACTTAGATATGAATAACTATCGTATCTTTAACCTCCCAGCCCCTCAGACTAATGGGGAGCCAGCCCGTTTGCAAGACATACTGAATGCCGTTGAGGGGGAGATAGTTTACCAAGAGGTTGTTCAAGAGGGTGTTGTGAATGTTAAACAGCAGTTCGGTGCAGGAGACAGTCTAGGGAACACCCCAGCTGAGAACCTAGCTAAAATCGAACTAGCTATCGACTATGCCCTTGCAGAGGGTTATACTAAGATCTATTTCCCAGCAGGGGACTACGAAGTCAGCAATGTTATTGCATTCCCTAGCGGATTTGAGGTTTATGGGGATACAGGTAGACTTGGTTCTCATATCATACAGACCACCGCAAACAACCCAGTAATTGCTAACAGGGCGTGGCGTCTTAACTCTTCCCCTGAAGGAAGCCTACACATCCATGACCTTTGGATTACAGGAAGCAATCTTCTCGGTACTCGTAATCACGGTATTGTTCTTACGGACTTCTACTCAACTGTAGATAACGTATACATCACAAACTGTGGTGGGTATGGCATGTATTTCTCATCTCAGACAACCTCCGGTGCATTTAACTCAACATCCCTTGTCGAGAACAACTTCACTAACAGTACGATACGAAATTGTAATAACGGATTCCGGAACGGCTCTACATCAGATACAGAGATCCCTCGCCTCACAGATGGTCACATGTCCAACATTCGGATTGATATGTCCAGCGATTTTGATGGAGAGGTCTTTGAGTTGTATGAGGCAGCTGGGTGGGAAATTGATGGCGTACACACATACGCACACGGTACTTCTTTAAAATTCGATAAGCTAGGTTCCACCAATATCTCGAATATGTATATCGAGAACCGAGGGACTGATGGCTACGTGTTTAAGATTTCCAAGATGGGGAGGCATGTCAATGTAAATAATATCGTTGTATCTGATCTCCTACAAGATGGGGATAAGGTGTTTCGTATCTTCCCTGCTTCAGGTATCGACAAAGCTAACGCCAACATTACAGGTGTAAGTGTTGTAGCTGATGATAACTCCGAAGTCATTATTGTGTCCAAAGAGGCTGCTGGTATAGAGGTTAACCTTTGGAACTGGAATGTAAGTTATGGGGTATCAGTGGTTACGGAGGTCACACCTCGAGGCGTAGCCCCTGCTTTCACCATGACAAGTAACGGCACCTATCTAGACGATGATGCTGAGTTCAGATTAAAAACATCCCTTGTTGAAGATGACGATAACCTCCAAAGGTTACGATACGGGGAAAGCCGTATAGCTAAGGTAGCGTCTAAAAAGACCACCTACTTCGACAGCACCCACACAGGGGTTAATACCCACACTGTTGTGTTTGACATGCCCCCTCTAGGGACTGGAGACTTCTTCTCCGGTAATCTAATTATCAACCTTTCACAGAACAACTCCAGCACACAACAAGCATATTGGTCAGGAGATCTGTTAGTCGGAAGCACATCTGGCAGCTCTACTTCGTGGTACAGCACCTTAAACGTAAAAGGTATTCCTGTAAACGTTACTGTCCCTCCTACGATTACCGTTAACGGGGCAGCAGGTACTATAACTGTTGAGGTTACACATACAGGGGCTAGTGACCTAGGTACAGGCCTCATCACTTATGCATTCATTAACGGAGAGTAATCTGTGTCCAATAGAGTAATAAATACCCTTACGGGAGACTTAGCCCCAGTAAACGCGGAGCTGGAGAAGCTGGATCAGAACATCAAGGATAAGTTTGACAGGGTTCCTGATGAAGGCCAAGCGAATGCCTTAACAGAGGTACTCGATGCTAACAGTAACAGGATCATCAATTTAGGCGCTCCTGAGAACGGAAATGATGCAGCTCGGTTAAAGGATGTTCAAGTAACCATCTCAGTAGTTACTGGGGATGCAGAAGTCATTGCAGATACTTGGGATGAGCTTAGATCTCTAATCCCCACTGATGACGATAATAAATACTTCAGGTGTATCGAGAGGGGTAATGCCTTCTATACGCTACAGCCGGAAGGGTACGTTGCCCTTGCTGGAGATGTAACCTTCGCCAATGGTCGTGTAGGTCAGTTATATGTAGCGCTAGGCTGTCAAGTTGAGTGGTTTGGAGCCGTAGGGGATTTCAGTTTTGATACCCTAACCGGTACAGATAACCGAGCAGCTATTGCAGATGCTTGCTCTGCTGCTGTAGCTAACAGCCATACGAGCCGTGTTGTGTTTGGTGCAGGTAACTTCCTGTTAGACACAGACGGAGGCACAATAACTATCCCTGAAGGTGTTGAATTCTCAGGCGTAGGGGGTGTCCAAGGACGTCTCCCCACTGTAGAGACCGTAGGTACTAAGTTCTGCATTAAAGGCGTCACCAACAGTCCCTTCCAGATTGAGAGGGGGAGCTATGTCCATACATTCAATGTCGATTACCCCTTCCAAGATGAAGATCCTGTTACTCCTGTAGATTACCCAGCCTTTATTAGAATAGCTTCAGGCTTTAACGGGACTAAATGTTTCTTTGAAGACATAACTTTTGATAGAACTAACAGGGGATTTATCCTCGGCGGGGCTACAGGCCTCACAAACATACACGGTAGCTTCTACCGCAACTTCTTACGTATTGAGGACTCAAGCTCCCTGATACAGGTTAGTCATTGCTCTACTAGCGCTGTATGGCATGTAGGAGCCTTAACTAACACTAAGGCATTCCAGCAAGACAACCTCGTTCTATTCGATATAGATGGCGGTTCAGATGGCCTCACTATAACTAACTTCGTATCTCTCTCAGCTAAGGTGGGATTCCTAATGCAAAACGGGGACGTGGTTAACTACCTCCGCTTAGGGGATTTTCTTTTTGATGGAGTTATGGACTTAATCGAGAATGATACAACGGTCGCTATCCGTAATGCTCAATTCGATAATGGTACATACAGGGCTTTCAACGACAGCGGTAGTACGTTCCGAGGTGTAAGCTGTATTTTTGATGGAGCTAGTGAAGCTTCCTTTACAGATCAAACAATCCACTTCAGTAATGTAAGGTTTAAGGTCAGTCAGACAGGATTCATTCGAGTTAACTCTGGAGTAGATAAACTAGTCCTCTCAGGTTGCAGTTTCGAAGGTTGGAACCAAGATAACTCTACAGATGTTAATACGTCAACAGCTATTGTTCTAAACAGTTCAGATTGCCATATCACCATTAACGGAGGTTGTGCTGACAATACAGTGATTGAAGCAGCCCGCAATACGGACTTCTTAAATATCCAGTCAGGCGCTAGTGCTACAGTTACAGGTATGCTGATTAAGGACGTTAACAGGTTTATCATTGTAGCAGGCGCAGCTAGTATGACTGCCTTAACAGCTACAGGCAACACAGGGGTTAACGTTACAACTGAAAGGGTTCTAGCAGGTACAGTGACGAGAGAGCTGCTTAACAACAACTTCTAGGGGGGCTTAATGGACAATTTTAAAGGGGTGAATGGTGTTATGCTGACTCAGGGGCTATTCCTTGAGCATAACAACAAAGATGCTCCATATACGCTGAGGGACTATGACATTGAACGGAAGGGGAAAGTGTATAAGTCCGTACCTGCGATCTACAGAACTTGTGTAGATGAATACGATGCAGCTATGCAGATTGTAGGGAGCTGGGAGCATTGGAAGAAACTGTCTAATATTGACTGGTTCTTAAACGGACTCCTTACTTCTCAAGGATACAGATATACAGGTTTGGTGGATTGGCGTTATGAGATGCAAATGCGGGATGAATCCACAGCTAAACGGCAGCTCCTAGAGCAAGCAGAGGGTGGCAATATGTCAGCCAGTAGGTATCTCCATGAAGCAGCTAAAAAGTCCACCAGTAAGGCTGGGAGGCCTCAGAAACCTACCAAACAAAAAGAGACGAGTTCTACTGTAACTCAAATTTACAACAGATTAAAAAAGTAAGGGCAAGATGTGGCAGATAACTCAGAGATCGTATTACAACAGATTCTCCAACTCCAAGAGTTGGTTATTGCAGACAGGAAAGAGACAAACGATCACCTAACAAAACTTAGAGAGAATGTTCACACCCTCGCTAACGATTACCACGGAGTAGCTGCAATCTCTCAAATGCAGAGAGAGCAGATATTAGAAATTAAGCAGAAGCAGGCTTCCGTAGAAAAAACACTTGAAGATCGACTTGAACGGGGATTTAAAGATATCAGAGATGATATTGATGCTATAGATATTAAGGTTCAGAAGATGGCTCCATCTGCCAACGCAGTGAGCGCTATAGGGGATGCTATACTGAAGTGGAGTATTCCCTTTATACTGTCCGCAATCCTTGCCTCTACTGCCATCTACAAAGGTGCATTCGGTGGCTAGTATAGATCAGGTACGTAAGGATTGTGAAAACGACCTATTCCTTTATGCTCAAGTTATGTTCCCTAAGAGATACTTTGGGGAAGTGCATGAAGAGATGTTTAGGTTTTTTCAGAATTCTTTAGAGAAGGCAATGGAAGACGGTGAAGGGGATAATGCAGCAGCACTAATCCCTCGTGACCATCAGAAATCTTTTTGCATAGCTGTGGCTTGTAGCTGGGCTATAACGAAACATCCGTGGTTCACGGTGACTTATGTATCTTCTAACCCAACCCTAGCTGAAAGGCAGCTCACAATAATTAAGAATCTCTTTAAGAGTAAAGAGTACCGTGAGTTGTGGCCTGAGATGGTTAACTTCGATATCAACCCCAGAACTAAAGAACTTGAACGTAGGTCTAATAAAACTTGGACTAAGACAGAGATAGAGGTAGATCACCCAGATAGGCCTTCCTCTGAAAAAGATCCAACTATTGCTGCTACATCGGCTAAGAGTACCAATACTGGTGCTCACTACAAGATGTGTATCTTCGACGATTTGGTGACTAACGAGAACTACAGGTCAGCTGCTGAACGGGAAGAGATACGGGAAGTGTATCAAAGCTATGCCTCTATCGCCACAACAGGCAGTATTAAGTGGATGGTAGGGACTAGGTACGGGGATAATGACCTCTATGCCGATCTAATGGATAAGTCCTACGAAGTCTATGACGATCTGGGGAATGTTCTTGAAGAGCGTCCTTTGTGGTCTTGGTTCCAGAGGGTTGTTGAAGACAGTAAGAATAAAGATGGTACAGGCTCATACGTGTGGCCTCGTGCTAAGATGGAAGATGGAAGTTGGTATGGATTCAACCAGACAGAACTCTCTAAGAAGCGCTCAGAAGCTTTTAACTTAGAGCTATATTACTCACAGTATTATAACGACCCTAATGCAGCAGCTGTAGATAAGATAACCAGAGATTGCTTCATGTACCTTCAGCCCAATATGTTAGATTTTAGGCAGGGTAAGTGGTGGTACGGAAATAAGGAATTAAAGCTTCACTGTGGTGTTGACTTAGCTTTCAGTGAAGGCAGTGGAGTCCGTAAAGTTAAACGAGATTACACAGCCATAGCAGTAACAGCTTGGGATGGAGATGGGTACTTATATGTGCTAGATCTTCAAAGGTTCCAGACAGCGAAAGCTGAAGTGTATTATGAAAAGCTAATCAGCCTCCACGAAGAGTGGGAGTTCAGAGAAGCCACCATCGAGACTAATGCTGGCGGTAATGTTATAGCTAATTTTATACAAGACGAGATTAGACGTGCTGGCCACAGCTTAGTTATTCAGAGCCAGTCTAAGAACCAGAGAGAGGGTTCCAAAGAAGAGCGTAATGCCCAACTGTTTGAACCCCTGTATAGGAATAAGAGCGTATACCACACCAAAGGCGGCTATACCAAACTTCTTGAAGAAGAGATGCGTCTCAGTAAGCCCCCTCACGACGATCTTAAAGATGCAGTGTGGATCTCTGTGAGTAATGGGAAAAGGGCATCAAAACCTAAATTTGCAACGAATAGAAACCAGAAGGTGGTTAACGCCAAGAGTAGGTTTCTTTCTAGGAGAAGACAAGCTTGATTACTTTAGATTATCGGGATGATGCCACAGTAGCTGGTGCTATTGCTGGACAGTGGCATGAATGGAATAGCGCACGTACCCCACAACTAGATTTATGGGGCGAGATAGATGCGTATATTCACGCTACAGATACATCTTCCCTTGAGGGCGGTGAATACTTTGACCACAAGACGCACATCCCTGTGCTTGCAGAGCTACATGAAGACCTCATAGCTATTGTATACAGCACAATCTTTCCTCATGAAGACTGGATGAGTTGGAAGGGATATGATGAAGATGCCATAGCTGAAGCTAAGCGAGCGAAGATCCTGAGCTACATAAAACAGGCTCACTCGATGAATGGGTTCAATAAAACCCTCCGAAGTATTGTTGATGACTTCATCCGTTATGGTAATGCTTTTGGTAAGGCTAAATACATAGATAACTCAGAATCTTCTGAGGATGATGTTGCAGATGGCTATATTGGCCCCTCAGTAGGCCGTATAAGCGTCTTTGACATAGTCTTTAACCCTACCTACCACTCCTTTAAGAAATCGCCTAAGATCATCAAGAGCTTGATCTCAGTGGGGGAGTTCGCTGAAATGGTTCAGGATGCAGGATCTGAGGTCAAGGCTGACGATGCAACTGTCCGAAATCTTCTACATAAGCGTGGAGGAGGAGAGCTGGATTACAGTGAAAGGTACAAGGAACAACAATATATCCCTCAAGGCTTTGGGAGTATGGATCAATATTACAACAGTGGAATGGTGGAGCTGTTGTGGTTCTATGGGGACATCTATGACGACATTACGGGAGAAATACATAAATCGCGCTGTATTTGTGTAGCCGACAGGTCAACAGTTGTCTTCGATAACTATGAACCTTACCCCTCAATCTTTAAAGCAGGTTGGAAGAACCGACCGGATAACTTGTGGAGTCAAGGCCCGCTAGATAATGTAGTGGGTATTAACTACATGGTTAACCACAGAGAGAACGCTAAGAACGAAGCTATAGATAAGTTCATCAAACCGGATATTGCTTATGTAGGTGACGTAGAAGAAATCTATGACGAAGTTACAGGGCAGACTAAGTACATTATGCCTGAAGGTGGAAGCGTATCAGATATCCGCCCTGATGCCACTGTACTGACATTTGATAACCAGATTATCCTACACAAAGAGATGGCTAGGAACGCTGCGAGGCTTCCTCAACAACTTACAGGGTTTCGTACTGAAGGTGAGAAGACTGCAACAGAAGTTCAAGCTTTGAATGATGGAGCCTTTAGGGGGTTCATTACCAAGGCTGCTCAGTTTGAAGAAGACCTCCTTGAACCGCTAGTAACCGCTGAAATACGTATAGCTCGTGATAATTACCAAAGCGTTATTAGGGTTCTTCAAGAAGACTCAGAGGGTGTTGAATTAGCTGCTGAGATAACAGAAGAAGATCTTACAAGTAACGGGGCGTTGATCCCAATGGGAAGTAGACGCTTCTCTCGCCAATTGCAGCAACTTACAGGGATTAACCAACTGGTTAACACCAATCTAGGGCAGGTAATTGGTGCACACATCAACACTTACAGCCTAGCTAAAACTGTTGAAGGCCTGTATGGGTTTGAGAAGTTTGACTTTATTAACAAGTTTGCAGCTATGGATGAGCAAGTGGAACAAGAGAAGGCAGCTGTACTTGCTGAACAAGATGTTACAAGCGAGCTAGCTGAACCTACTGTAGCAGAGCTAGAGGCTGAAGAGGCACCGATAAATGTTTAAAATTCCGAACTTTTTGTCAAAACACTTGTCTAAGTTTAGGGATGATGATAAAAATAAAGAGATAGCTGCTTATAAGACTTGGCATGGTCACAGGTTTACTGAGTTATGGATAGAAGGCCTTAACTCTCGAATTAACCAATTAGTTATAGAAGATGAGAAGCTATCCGGCAGCACTGAATTTGAATTTTGTAAGAAATCTCTAGCTAATAAAGTTGAGAGAAAGCTATTACGAGATATAATCGATAAGTTAAATTATAAGGTGAATTAATGTCTAACCCAGACAATAAAGAAATTTTGGACGCTAACCCAGCAAACTCTCAGGAAGAGAAAAAGCCACTATTTGGTGGTGTGGACAGCCAAGGCAAAGAGCGTCTATTCAACGATGTTGAAGATGTGAAACAGTCTTGGCAAAACGCTCAGAACTTCATTAAGGAGAACGTGAGCGAAACACAGTCTCTTCGTGACAAAGTGGCTGCACTTGAAGCCGAGCTTAACCAAAGCACTAAGCTAGATGATGCCTTAGCGCAATTTCGTAATAAGGAGCAATCTGAAGTGACAGACAACATAGTTAAAGAGACAACCACTGAGACAACCCCTCAGTTGGACGTAGAGCAGTTGAAAACGCAATTAACTCAAGAGATCTTAGAGAATCTTTCTTCCTCGAAGCGTAAAGAGGTTGAAGATGTTAATGAGAACGAGAGTATTTCTGCGGCTAAAGCTGTTTTAGGAGATTCTTTTGAAGACTCTCTACGGGAACGTGCAGCATCGCTAGGTATGTCAGATAATGATATTCTTGCAGAGGCCCGTACTAACCCAACTAAATTCAAAACATTATTTGGTTTGGATAAACAACCCAAAGGGAACATTTCCCCTTCATCTAGTTATCGAGGTAAGCCTAACGAACAGGCTGTTGAGATTAACTTGAGTGGCTTTAATCAGGCAGAACGTGTAACTAACACACGTAACAGCCTAGCAGCTAAAGCTAAACAGATGGGAATTGACCCCAGTATTTTTACTAACTGAGGAAGTTATAAATGGCTTATAATAGCTCAAACGAAGCGAACATCGTACGCCAAGAGGTGTATGACGGTTCACTAAACAAATCACTGGACGACTGGTTACTAGGTACTCCGTACTTCAATGACCGTAGTTCAGGCTTTATGGATGGTGATACATTAAACATCACTAAGACGGGTGATCGTGCCACTTCAGATTATGAAGAAGGCGAAGTTATCTCGTTCGACAACATGGCTACATCTCGTATTGATCTTGTCATCAATAAATACAAGCAAGATGCTTGGTTCATGAATGATAAGCTAAAGCAAGACGGTTGGCAGGCTGATGCTTTCTGGGCAGAGAATGTCCGTAAGTCAGGCATTGCTATGCAGCGTGACATGGAGAAGGATTGCTTTGCATTAGCAAACAACCAGACTCTGGGTGACTTAAACAACATCAATGGTCAGCCTCACCGTATCGTAGGTGGTGGTACTGGCGGTGCAATCTTGTTAGATGATATTCGCCAGATGAAGCTGTCTTTCGATCAAGCCCTTGTTCCTGTAGAGAACCGTGTATTGGTCATGGATCCTACAGCTGAATCAGAGCTTAACAAGTTGTTCAACATCACAGCTCCAACTACTGGTGCTCAGTTTAACACTGACTTCAGTGGTGGTGTGCAAACAGGTTTCGGTTCACGCCTTAACTTCTTGTACAACATCTACGGCTTTAATGTTGTTCTTTCTCATAACCTACCGAAGGTAGTGTCTGAGACTATCAACAGCAAATCTGTAACTAATGGTGTAGCTAACATCGCTATGTCTATGGCTTCTGCTGAAGACATGCCGTTCATGGGGGCTATCCGTCAACGTCCTGAATCAGAGTTCTTCCGTAACACGCATCGTAAGCGTGATGAGTGGAGTGCTACATGTCGTTATGGTTTCAATAACCAAAAAGATGAAACCCTCGGCGTAATCTTAACCCCTCAATAAGGAGAACTAAATGAGCACAGCACCTTTAAATTATTATGATGTTGATGACTACACAGCTACTAAGCGTGGTCAGGTAGAAGCATCGCAAGAGAAAGGTAAGGTATATAAGTACACTTTTGACGTAACAGATGGCCCTGTGGCTACTGATACAGATACGGCTGTACAGACTATCCCTGCCGGAGCGGTGATTAAGGCAGCAGACATCCAAGTTGTTTCCACCCTCAGTGGTGGGACTAACTTTACATTAGGTATGTCTCAGCCTGACGGTACAGTGATTGATGCCGATGGTATTGACGCAGCAGTTACAGCCACTTCCGGCTACGTATCAGCTGATGGTGCCTTAATAGGCACAGCATTATCGGCTGAGGGTCAGTTGACCTTTACAGGTACTCGCACAGCGGGTGTACTAGAAGTCACTATCTACACAGTGTAACATAGGGGGCTTCGGCCCCCTCCTTTAACGGAGAAGTTAATGCAACGAACATTGCTAATGGTTGTTCAAGAGTATCTTGACAGTACAAGTGGCTTCTATGTTAACAGCATATTTGAAACAGATGAAAGCCAGCAAGTGGCTAAGATTGCTGAACGGGTCTACTACAGGATGGTTCAACAGTTCCCCAATATTCTGTTCTCCATGAAGACTCGGGCTTTGGATGCACTCAATAATCCAGACAGGCCTAACTACCTATTAATCCCCAGCTCGATTAAGAAGATCCAAGACAGTAAAGTCTACTACAACGTATCTAAGGGTGAGAATACCACACTAGATTATAAAGAGATCCCGTACTTAACCCCACTAGCGTTTCTATCTAGGGTGAGTAATCGGACAGATAGTAGCGATAATTCCCAAGTAGTGAAGGGCTTTGACCAAGAGTTAATGGTTATATTAAATAATCAGTTCCCTTCAATATGTACAAGTTTTGATGGAAAGTATATCGTATTTGATTCATTTAATAAAGAATACGACACTACACTCCAAGCCTCTAAATCGAAAGTGCTATCTTCAGAGGAAGAAGTTTTCTTACAGCAAGATGATTTTGTAATCCCTGTTCCTGATCACTTATCTGAGACATACTTAGATATGTTTTTAGATGAGGCCTATACTCTGGTTTATCAACAACCTAATGGGATGTTGGGTGCTAGAGCTAGGTCAGCTAGGATTAAGCTGCAACAAGATAACAGAAGCATGGGACAAAGTCGTGCTAAGAAGAACTACGGAAGACGAGGGTTCACCTCACTAAGGAGACATTTCGATGGAGAGTTATAGACAAGAACATGAGTCAGAGGCGGGTGTACCATATATCCTCAGCTTCAGTTCTGATAAGCTTTATCATTGGAGGGGCAACAGTATCCCTACTTGTATGCAGGGCAGCTTCACAGGTAAGACAGAAGCTATGCGTATGTTAGATATCTGGAATCTTACCAACCGTAAAGATACAATTGATTATACACTAACGCCTCTAGAGCAGTTGGAAGTATATACTCGGAAGACAGAACTTATCCCATTTGCCGACAGTCTAGGGATTGAACTCCCAGATAACATGTCTAATCCTGCACAGATTAAGAAGTTCATACGTGTGGAGTTGGAGATACTAAATGAGGGCTAGTGGGCAGAAGGAATATATTTCCCTAGCTAAAGGGTTAGTGACTGAAGCAAGTATGCTCAACTTCCCTGAAGGCGCTACTGCTGACGAACTTAATTTCATCCTAGATAAGGATGGCTTCATACGTAAAAGACGTAAAGGGTTCACAGAGGTAAGGTCTGCTGTCCCTTTTCAGTTTGAGAGTGGAGAGTTAGAGAATGTGTACTACTGGCAAGCGCCTGATGTACTGCTGTTTGTTGTTACTGATGACACTCCAGCTACTAGGCTACTAATCCACAGAAATGATTCTGACCTCACCCTGTTGGGTACCTTTACACTGAATACAGGAATCAGTGAGACTGAGATCGCAGAGTACACCACCTTCGTGGCTATTACGACAGCTGAGACACAGAAGCCTGTATTGTTGGAATACAAAGAGGCGGATGGTGAGATTGTAACCTATACTGTAGATATCAGTATACGAGACTTTGAGCTGGTTGATGATGAACTCTCTATAACTGAGCGTCCCTTGGTTCTTACAGATGATCACAAATACAACCTGTACAATTCGGGGTGGTATCTAGATAGACGGATACAGCCAAATGAAGACCAAGAGGTAGGAGATCCTATTCTAGCCTTCTTCCTGTATCCCGACAATTTTAAATTTCCAAGTAATGCCGATTCAATTGCAATAGGTGTTGCTATTAACGAGAACGGAAGAACAACTTTCGATCCCGATATCCTGCTAAACACTAACCTAGGTAATACAGAAACACCTAGGGGTCATTACATTTACAGTGTTAATGATTTCGACAGGGACTCTAAGATCCTTGACAAGAATGACGACGGTGCAGAAAGCAGCACATTATCTGAGATAGGGAGGGTTGGAATCTAATGGCAGTTAAGCCTCCGTTTCAAGACTTTAAGAACCCCACAGCATGTGCTAGTGCCTTTGGTAGGTTCTTCTATGCAGTGGGCAGTGTAGTTTACTTCTCTAAGGTTCTCATAACAGCTAAAGATGCTGGGAGATGTTACCAGATAAATGATCCAGTGAGCGAGGATATCCCTGATGTATTAGATACAGATGGCGGGTATATCCTTATCGAGGATACGCTCAATATTCGAGCTATTCGCCCCTTCCGTTCAGGGGTTCTTGTCTTTGCAGAGAACGGTGTATGGTACGTATATAATTCAGATACAGGGTTTAAAGCTACCTCATTCAATGTCACTAAGGTGACAGAGAGAGGCGTAGTAGGTAAGCGTACTATCGTTGAAGCTGAGGGGGTTATGTTTTACTTCTCAGGTACAGGTGTTGTAAGGGTTGTGGCAGACGACTTCGATAACTTAATAGGTCAGGATGTAACAGAAGCAACGATTAGACAACACTACCTAGACTTCTTTTATGGCAAGAACTGTCAAGGAGTTTATCATGAAGCTCAGAAGCAAGTAGTTTGGTGGAATCCCGATGAGGACTCCAGAGGCTTAATCTACGATGTATCGATTGATGCCTTCTATCCCCAGAAGAACTTCGGGTCTAAGACAATAACCCGTCCGGTTAAGATAGTTAACGAAATATTCTATCCTTCTTGGGAAGCCAGTCCTGTGTTCGAGTACAGCTTGTCACAGCCTGCTTCTGAAGACTTCAAGGACTTCGCTATAGACCAAGACGCTTATCTCATCTCTGGATGGGAGACACTGGGTAAGTTCGCTAACAGCAAGAGCATTACCCAAGCTAAGGTGTTCTTTAATAGGACAGAAGACAATATAACAGGTTACGCTAGTGGCGAATATACCTACGATAAACCTTCAGGTTGTCTGTTCCAGTCTCGCTGGGACTTTGACACTTCAGAAGATTATGCCAAGTGGGTAGGAAGAACAAGTACACAAGGTGGACGAGGGAAGAAAATAAACCTCTATAACCCTCTACAACGGGGACTGATTCCTTCTGTACTCCCAACACCATTCAATCAAGGTAATGGCGTTGTATCCAAGAAGTTTAATATTCGTGGAAGTGGCGATGCGGTTCAGTTTCTTTTTGAAGCTCAACCTGAGAAAGACTTACAACTGCTTGGATATAGTGTAAGCTATACAATGAGAGGTAGAGTTTAGTGGCTGAACCAACTACGATACTTGCAATTGCTTCCCTAATCATTGGGGTGGGCACACAGCAAATGGCTCAACGGAAACAGGAGAAGGCTCAAGAAGCTCAGACCCGTATACGTGGAGAAGAGTCACGAAGAGCTAGACTCAAAGAGATTAGGCAGAGCCGTATAGCTACGGCACAGATCCAAGCAGGGGCTGCGGCCACCGGAACATTGAACTCATCGAGTGCAGCTGGAGGTGTAGCTGGTGTCCAATCCAGCGCTGCCAGTAACATCAGCTTTATAAACGGGATAGAGAATATTCAGGATAGTGTATCCTCAAGGCTCAGGAGTGCTAATCGATTTTCGAGTTATGCTCAGGCATTTACTCAACTGGGGAATCTAGCTTTGCAGCAGTCATCCCCAGCAACCCCAAGCCAAGTTCAGCAGCCTTCTGCCAACGCGTACTCCAGCGCTTCAGGGTCTAACATGAGTCAGGTAAGCAATACCCAAAAGCCGTGGCTAAATGCTGCGCCAACCCTTTAGGCGTTATAGATGGCTGAAACAGCTCAGACAGAATTCCCAGATGTTCAAGGCACTATCTCACAGCTAAAGTCTGAGGGGTATACTCAAGAACAGGTAGAGAATGTTCTCAATAAATTTCCTGTAAATCCTGAAGTGGCTTCGCAATTGCGTGAAGGATTCGCTACAGGTGAGGAACTAGAGGGAGGTGAGGCTCAAGCTGTAGCTCCTCAACCTGATGTAATACTAAACAGGAAGACAGGGGTTAGTGTAAGTTTAGGCTCTTTTGATACTCCCGCTATTGACTTGACAAACATTGCAGTGGAGAATAGATTCTCTGTCTCTTTAACAACGGAGGGGGCTAAGAAGGCATCACTAATTCTGGCCCCTGCTACAGAACAGGCTTCTTCTTCGTTAGAGGAACAACTGGTCTCTGGAGACCTTACAAGTTTTGACATTGCACGCTATTCAGTTCAAAGTGGAGTACAAGATTCCGCAATGAAAGAAGCGGAGCAACGTATTGTTGATGCAGAATCTCCAGAAGAGGTTCAGGGTATTCTCTCAGAAACAGATGCGAAGCTTCAAGAGCCTGTAACAATGGCCACCTTAGAGGCGGACTATGTAGCTACTACATCTTCTTCCAAGATATCTCTCACATCTGTAACTCAATCCGTAAAGGATAAGTATAACTATATCGACTTGGTCTCTAAAGCTCAAGCTCGATTGTGGGAAGATACTGGCTATTTAGATTTGATTGGGGATGTTGGAGAGTTATTTACAGCAACAGGAGCGATTAGTGAAGAGGGGAATAAACTACAAGTTAGGCTAGGTGCATTGGCTGATGAGCTAGAAAATGCCCCCGTCGCTCGTAGAAAAGAGATCCTCCAAGGTGCAGTGGATACAATCCTCGCCCAACAGACCCTCTTGTTTAACAACAGCAATAGTATACTCATGGCTGACCAGCTCCAAGGTTTACAGGATTCACTTCAGGATGGAATCATTGGTTTAGCTGATGGAAGGTATACATCAGATGAAGCTATAGATATCCTAGAGACTGCGCTTAACGCTACATTACTCGTTCCAGCGGGTGTTGGGGCGGTTAAAGGTATTCGTGGGATATTCAGTTTCTTGAATTACAAGATATTCGGTAAGAAGGGAGACTTTGCAAACGTTATCCCTGAAGACTCCGTAAATATTGCCGACGGTTTTGGGAATACAGTAAACCCTAACGGCCTTGTATTTGATATGGTTCGTAGAGGGGCTAATCCTTTAGACAGCAAGGCAGCAGCAGTTCCTCTAGCTAAGGCCTCTGAGGAAGCTGACGGTGGGCTTAAAGCCTTGATGACTAAGTATGGGTTAACCCCCAAAGAGCTTATTGACAGACAAATTCCTACACCTTCAGACACTCCAGACTTAGGCTACGCTAATTTACTTGATAATAAGTATATGGTGAATGAGCTTATCCTAACAGATTCTCCACATCTAGTTAGTGGTGGCATGGCAAGAGCACGTCAGTTAGAATCTCTCTCGGGGTCTAGCTTGAAAGTAATAGACTCCTCCACAGCTATCCTCCCTAACAAGGTTGATGACTCAGCAGGTACATTCAGATTCTTGATGGGTGACGGAGGAAAGGGAGGCTATAAGTCTTATGAAGAAGCTAACGAGGCTGCTTTACAGGGCGTACTCCCTAACCACAAGGTCGTTAAAAGAACCGATGGCTGGTATGTACAGACAGATGTAGTTCATAAGTTTGACCCTACAAAAGATGTTGGCGGTTTTGATATTAAAGACCCCTCAGGAGCTTTCAAGCGGATGGTGCTTGACCCATTACGTAACTTAGGCGAAGATGCCTTGAGAGGCTTATTTGTCCTCAAGCAACGTAACAGGGCAACAGTGCAGGATTTAGATAAGCGTTTGAAGAAAGCCCTTAGTGTGGGTTCTCCAGAAGCTGCCCTGTATTTGCAGAAGGCACTTAAATCTGGAGAAGTGGGGGAGATAGAATTTAGATCTATCGCTGACTTAGCTGAGAGGCTCAATGCAGATCCTTCATCTAAAGCTCTCCAAACAGCTTTTGGAAAATATCAGGAAGTTCGAGACATTATGCAAGATGTCTGGGCTATTCGAAATAAAGCTTACAGAGACAGTCTTGTGGCTAAAGGCATGAAGATGGTAGATGATGGGCGAAATGGAAATCTAGGAAGAGCTATATCTAGAGCAGATGTCGATGACGCTCAGAAGGGCGTATTTGATATAGAGACTAACAAGCTTGTAGATATAGACGAAGATGTGGCTGGTAAGATACGCCTACGTCTTAGTCAAGAGATAGATACCCCTACAGGTAAGTACACTGATGTGTGGGTAACACCTTCAAAGATTAAAGAACTACCACCTAATATGCTTAACAAGCGTGATGGACACATAGATAGATTCTACAGAGATGCTGGATATTTAGTTAAAAGAACATCTAATGAGGTAATCAATGGTGTAGCTACCCCTGTTACCAAAATAGTGGGAATCGTTAAAACTAAGAAACAAGCAGCTAAGTTATCTAAAACACTATCTAAAGACGACCAAGCAGCTACATTCACTACACACGCAAGTAGAGAGAACCCTGAGAACGAGCAGATATTCTCTGACAGTTCTCATATCCAATACGGGTACGGGAGTAGCCACAATCGTCAACGTGGTGAGATGCTCCTCGGCGCTGATGCAGGCGAAGCGGATACACTCGATGTCTTTGAAAGTTTAGAGCGTACAGTTAACACAGTGGGCAGACAACTAGATACCCCTGTAATTTGTTCAATGGAACAACGTTTCCTAAACACTTTCGATAAACTTCTTGTAAAGGGTAAGAACACTGAGTTTGATTCAGACATCACCCGTATGATTAAAGGTAAGCTTGAAGACTTAGATACAGACACTA